TGTTCTCGAGGCGGGCATGCGTTGGCCTGACCCGCTCGTCTCTTGATGTCCTCCAGATGTACTGCCCTATCCCGAGGTCCATCTGCCGGTTGCGTGTCAGCTGCCCGTTGAGCGTCCCGAGCTCGTTCCTTGCGATGAATGTGGCCCGCTGCTTGTTGATGGCGAAGCGCTCACGGATCTCGCCCTCGATGCTGGCAGCCCGGCGTCCCGACTGCATGCCGCGGGTGACGATGCCACGGATTTCGGATATCTGTTGGTCGCCCAGCCCCTTGATCCGCGGGTTCGCTTCCTCGACGAATGCCGCGATCAGGGATGGCGTCTTCTGCCCGCCCGTGGTCAGATCCAGCCCGGTGATCGCCCTCATCTGGCGGCCAATCTCGACCCGGTTGAACGCAGACACCTCTGACGCGGCCACTTCGGAGATCACCCCAGCCGCCTCGGCACGCTCGGACCACAGCAGCCCGGCGGCGGCGAACATGGCGGCGACTGCTGCCGGCCAGGATGAATCCCCATCGGCGGCGCGCCGCTCGAGGTCAGACAGCTCCGGAAACACGCCCGCCCTGATTATACCCTCGGACTCGCCGACGAGATCGCGCGTGGCCGCCTCGTACCGCCGCTCGATGGTGAGCGGCTGCTTCTGCGGGCGGATGCGCTTCTGGCGACGGCGCTTGCGGAGCTGCGATACCTGGAATTGCAGCGCCATGCCAATCGGGCTAAGCGGATCTATGTCCTTGAGTCTCATAGGCCGTTAAACGGATCGATCGGCTTGTCAACTGGTGGCACATCCGGAGGTTCCGGATCCTGGGCAACCGCCGCCTCCCTGGCCTCTGAATCGATATGCGTCTCGTAGGAGTAGATCTCCCCGCCGTACCTGGACTTGGCGATCTCGTCCGGCGTGACGACTTGGTTTTCGATGTAAATCTGATCGGTCTCTGCCTGCGTCTTGTGAGCCTCGGCTGTTTCCTTCTCCGACATTTGCCATAGCGGATTGAACGCGTATTCCCAGCTCTCCGGGATGCTGCCGCTGGTGGGCCCCTGGGCGGCCGACATGACAAGCTCGATCAGGTGCGTCAGCTTCGGACGTAGATCGGTCTCCTGCATTGACCCGACCTGGTCATACCAAATCGACAGGTCAGACTCGCCGGTGGCGCTCATGCCGGCCGGAGACCTACCAAACAGCACCGTGGCCGGGATGCGGGCAGCCGACGACATCCGGAACATGAAGATCTCGAGCAGCTCAGGCAGCCCGGTGATCGGGGTCTGGTGCCGCTGGTAGTCCTCGTCCTCGGCGTCGATGGGGACCGTGCGCACGGTGGACCGACACATATCCATGATTTCCATGCGGGCCAGAACTAGGTCGCCCTGGTCGGTGCTCACCGCCTCGCCCAAGCCTTTCATCTTGAAGACGGCCTGCGAGAAGTCGCTCAAAAGGAACGATGCGGATGCCCACGAAATCCCGAAGTCCGCAAGGAGCTGGCTGATCCGCGTGTATACCGAATCATTCCAACCGTTTTGCCTGTTCCGCCGCCTGCGCGCCGTAAGCGGACCGTCGAAGCGTAGGAAGCGCGTCTCGTGGATCGGTATCGTGGCAAGCGCGGCGGTCCCGGCCTCGGCGGTATTGATCGTGTAGGTTTTCGGGCGGCCAAGCTTTTCGATATCCTGCAGGTCCTCCGGGTCCTCGGCCGTGTAGTAGCTGTTGATGTCGACCTCAAATCGGTCGTAGACCTCCAGGTATTTGATCTCGCGGACGCGTCCCATATCGAGCGGCTGCGATAGATCTGACGCGTCACCACCGCCTTCGTCGGCACCAATGAACACGAGCGCACCTCCGTACGCCCTAGCCCATGTCAAAGCCTTCCTCATCATGCCCATGGCATCAAGGCGATTGAGATCCTGCAGGATGGCGTCCGACGTGTCGGTGTCACTCTCACCGTCATCGCTGGTCACGCTGAGGCTGATCCACTTGCGCACCATGTCCTCGGCTGGCTTGTCCACGATCTTCGCCGCAAGGTCGTCACCAGCATACAGATCGTCGATCTCGCCATACGACATCGTCGCGTTGACCGGCTTGATCTGGGTCTGCATCCGCCGGTCGCGGGACGTACCGTGCCCCGACGTCACGTTCGACCATCCGCTGTCGCGCACAAATACCACAGCCCTCGCCTTGGCCGCTGCCTTGATGCGCTGCCCAACTGAGTCGATTCGGTCTCTTAGCGCCATTTTGCCAGCCTCCGCAGTCTCTCGATGTTCGACGATACCAGTTTGAGGAATCCCAGGCTCGTGCCGTCGACGTCATCATCATGCCCTGCATCCGGAAAACCCTCAAGGGCTGCGAGATACGGCGCCAGGTGCGGGCCGTTGACAAGGGTTATGTTCCCAGCCTCGGCAGTCGAGGACACAGGCATGGCGTAGGCTACCTTGTCCTTGCGTGCGACCTCGGTCTCAACCGTGTGGCCGAGCAGCTTTCCGCGAATAGTCGCGATTTGCGACTTCCCCGCCTGCCCTGGATCTTGCCAAAAGCATGGGTGGACGCGGTTGCCGTCCTGAGACGCCATGGCAGAGTATGCCCTCTCAACCCCAAGGGGCCCCTTGCGTAGGCGTGACACGTGCTCGATGAACAGCATGCCGGAGGCGTGGCGGGACATGCGGACGCCGACGGTCCAGTCCGGGTCGGGATTTTTGGACGAGACCGGGGTGGCGGCGAGGTCCCAGGCGCGGACAACTTTTTGAGCATCCACAGGCGCCTGATCGACAGTCGGGAACCACTCGCGCTGGAAATAGTCGCCAGCGCTGGGTTTGACGTCCCAGTTCCCACCCCTGAGGCGCTCCCTCTCTACCCTCGGCAAGCTCAGAAGCGTGGATAGGTAGGACGGGTCTTTTGACGTCAAGATGCGGTTGTCCTCGAGCTTCGAGGGGATGAATGTCGCCGACCTGATATGCTCAACGCCTACCCCGGTCTGCGCGGCGACCTCTGGCGCTGAGTCGCCCCACACCAGATCGTCGCCAGCCCGAGCGAAGTACCTGACGACGCCGCTTCGAACCGGGTCCGGAAACCCATCCTCGCCGATCCACCAGGAAATGAAACGGCGAACCCAGCTGTCAGGATCGGGGTTGCACGTCGCGAATGTCCGCGGCCTGACGCCGCATGTGGTTCGATTCCTGCTCTGCAGATACCAAAACTGAGACTCTGTGAAATGGGTTAGTTCGTCAAACCCGCAATTTTGTGCTACGATCCCACCCCATGCGATATAGTGCGACGCCCCTTCCACGGTTAGATCGTAAAAATAAGCCTCACCCGCTGGGGTCATGGAAACCACGTCGCAAGAGACGCAGTGGCGCAACGGACGCTGCTCCCTCGTGTACGGGTGGGCATACCATGATGTCCCCTTACGGCTATGTCCTTGAATACCGGCCAGACCATCCGCGCCACAAGAACAGATACATCCCTCAGCATAGACTGGTCGCGGAGGCTGAGATCGGCAGGCTTCTCTCGAGTGGCGAGATTGTGCATCACCGAAACGGTGTTCGCTGCGACAACAGGAGCTGCAATCTTGAGGTCCTGACCCATGCCGATCACGCGAGCAGGCATACGCAGGATCCGGGTTGGGGCGGGCGCCTCCCGTTGACTGTGGACCGTGTGCGAGAAGCGCTGCGCGGGCGGTCCACCATTGAGGCCGCGAAGCTTCTCGGCTGCAATCATCAGACGCTGAGGAACCGGTTTGACTCCCTGCTTGACAAGCGCACGGGGCCTGGCGGACCGTACTGTGCCGACACGGTTCGGTCTGTCCGGAAGGCCGCAGAAGATCCGATGATCGGGACCCGTGAGGCGTCCCGGCTTCTTGGCATGACGACCAACACGATACGGAAGTGTTGTCGTCGGCATGGCATCCGGTGGGTCTCAGCTCCGCTGGGGAGACCCAGGACCCGTCAGAGGTGAGTATTTTATGCGCGGAGCTCACGACGGATTCGCCATACGGCGTCTTGACCCGGACAGCGCCACCCCTCCCAACATCATGACGAGCGCTGACGGCCCTGGGGCCCTCCAGCGTCTCGACAATGTCACCAGGTTTGACGTCTTGTATCGGCACCCATAGCCCGTCCGCCATCAGGACAGGCGTATCCCTGGCAACGCAAAAAGCGTACCCCTTGCCCTGATGCTTGAGTTTGTCCTTCTCGTGCTGCAGGTGCGAAAACTGGACGATCGCGTCCCGCTTCCTGTCGGAGGTCTTGAATCTCCACTCGAGTTTGTTCTCCCGGCTCCTGCCGCCGCGCATGTGGTACAGGCGCTGCGACTCCTCCCATACCGACTCCGGGCCAACAAGCTGCGTGCTGTCGCGCCTGAAGATCTGCGCTCCGTACCCGGGCACGTGCACGAATTGGCTCGCCAGGTAGACCAGCGTCCAGCTCTTGCCCCCACCGGCCGCTCCGCCGTAGATCGTGATATCAGCCTGGGACTCCGCCGCCACCGACTGCGGGCCGGGCTGTGGGCGAATGACGCGCCCGTGACAGCTCAAGCAGATCCACGAGACATCGGCATACGCCAACCGCCCAGAGCTGCACAGTGGGCACGGTGGACTCGCTGGTTTACCTTGGGATTGCATCGACCAACACAATCAGATCTACCTTCAGCTCCTCCGACAGCGCAATCAGGCTACGCGCGCTCGGCACGTAGACGCCCAATTCCCAGTTCGAGATCGAGCTTTGCTCCTTGCCGATCTCGAGCGCCAACTGCTCCTGCGTCAGCTCGGCCTTGATTCTCAATTTTCGTATCAGGGCTCCGATTTTCATGATGTCTCCTTCACTTCAGTGCATGGGATTCCGTCGTGGGCTGGCCTCCCACACACAGCGCATGTTGGGTCCGGCCCACAACGGCCAACCTTCTTGCCACGGACCGACCCGCGGTGCTTCCGCGCGAACTGCCTGTTTCGCTCGAGCCTGCACCCGTATGATAAACAACAGGTCTGGTTCAGGCCATTCTTCGTGAATGTACGGCCACAGATCCTGCACTCTGCGGTCGGTATGCCGGCACGCAGGGCGGCAATCTCCGTGTCCTTTGCTTCAAGCTCGGCGAGGGCTCGCTTCAGGAACGTGGCCAGTGGGTGATCCATTACTCCGGCCCTTTTGTGGTGATCCCCCACCACGTCCATGGTACGTGAAGCTTCCTTGCGCCAATAGTTGTCAACCATCATTTCCTCCAGATCGGCCCTCGCGAGCCTAAAAAATGTACTCCCTGGCGCACTGGATTGATTCTGAGCCGTCCTACCAGACAACTGATACACTCGCATCGGTTTCATCTCGGCACGGCCCAGAATCGCTCCTGTCGCGTTTCGGGTCTCAGGCATTCCGTCTTCCGGCCATCGCCATCGCCCAGCGACGATACCTGATGCAGTACGTCTCGACAGCCGGCACGTCACGGCGCCCGATGGCCTTGACCAGCGCAGCGTCGAAGCGCTCCGCTACGCCATGGTCCACAGGCTTGCCCTTTGGCCACACCTCGGCGATGTCGTCGATGCAGCGGCGTACGAGCTCGCGTGAGCGCGATATCGTGTACGCGTCTGGCTTCCTACTGGGTGTCATTGGGCCAGCACCGATGCAATCCTTCTTACCTCGTCATTCAGGATCCATATGGTGTCTTCCCATGTGTAGAGATTACGCACCTCGTCAGCGAGTTCGGCTGACTCCTCGTCGGACCAGACATCGTCCTCATAGATATCTGCGCAGCCACAGAGGTCCATCGCTATCACCCTGATCTCATAGCCCTTGCTGGAAAGATCAGCCATGACCAACCAAGCCATCCAGTGGCCTTTTCGACACTTGTGCCAAAGTTCCTCAGGCGTCCCTCGGGCGGAAAGCACCCACTCTTTCGCAGGAATGCATGCGCCGACGACCCTCAGCTTTTCCACGAACTCAGTCTTCGTCATCAGACTCCCCTCTCGGCGTCGTCAAGGTCATGAGCCTTGACAACGAGTCGGCCATATTCAATTTCGTCAAACTGCCGAACTTCTTCCATGCGTCCAGCTCGGCCTCGGCCTCAGCCAGAGCCCTCTCGCAGGCGGCAAGGTCGGTCTCGAGATTGCTGTTCCGGTCGCGGCACTTCTCGAGTCCATCTGAGGCTTTCTGGAAAAGTCTCTTCCATTCATCGCGACCGACCTCCGTCGCGGCCAGGGCCTTCTCGCAGGCGGCGAGGTCGATCCTGAGCGCCGCGAGCTCGCTTACGGCATCAAGGCGCAGCCCTTTCCAATGATCACGGTTGATTTCGGTGTTCTTGAGATTCCGCGCTAGTTCAGCCATCTCGATCATCTGCTGCTTGGAGTACTGCACCAGGTCTAACGCCTCCTCGTAGGCATCCCTGGACGCGTCTCGCCCGTTGTGCGCCTGGAGGTGTGTCCCGTACTTTTCCTTGCCAAACTCTGCGCGCTCTTTGAGGTCCTCAGCGACCTGCTCCCAGATGGGTTGCGAGTCGTTTGGCGCTGGCTTTGGTTGGGATTCCTCGTCCTCGACCAAACGGATGTAGGCTGGGTCGTTCAGCATCTCCTGCGTGACCCTGCTCGACGGCTGCCGCCAGCACCAAACACGCGAGGTACCGCGATCTAGCCGGACAGTGGTCCAGAAGTAGTGTGTGCCAGCCCTCTCAACAACACCATCCGCGTACCTAACGGCGCCGACATGGGTGGTATTCACGTCCCACACCGGGAGCCCATTGTGGCCCACCCCAAACCGAACCTTGTCGCCTACCCTGAAATCTCTCATGTTGTCTCCTTGTTGTTATCGCTGTCAGCCTTCATCGTCGTTCTCCGTGTCCGGGATAACACCCGCGTGGTCGCCATTGGCGTCTATGTATTCGCCAGAACGTGCCGCACTCAAAGCGGAGACCATCCATCCCTTGTCGACATCCGGAGTCCTAAACGGGTCATCGGTACTCCAGTCACCGAGAGACTCGAGAGACCTTGCCATAGCCTCGCATTCGCGCTCGGACTTCGGGTCTAACGGGTGGCCACTATGCACTCGGAGCCCGGATGGCGTATGGTCCAGCTGATACACCTCGCACAGAAGGCCGCCGCCGGCCGGGTGCTGCACGTGAATCGGCCGTATCGCAAAGTGGTCGGCCACAATCCTGCATGGAATCTGGATGTTGGCCAAGCACACGTCCCCGCGCTTCGGGGTGATTTTGATTGCCGGTGTGTAGGTTTTGATCTTGGTTTCCATCAGCTACTCCCAAAGAGGCGCGCCAACGCCAAAGCCTATGCGGCAAGAGTCGCTTGCGCCATCGCAGGCGGTCCGGCCGATGTTTCGGTCGAAAGCCACGCGATTGTAGACCGCCTGGCCGACGGATGCCGCCATCGGTTCGATCGTCGGCAACCCGCAGTAGTATATCCGGTTGCTGATAATTTGCAACCACCAACCGGGCTCACCTTGTCGTTTGCGGCCGAGCTCGCAAGTGACCTCCGAGTACACCCAGCCGTAGACGGGCAGCGGGAACATCCCGTCCGTGCACATGTCCCAATGAGAGACCGTCGTGCTGCCATCCGGCCCAACCTCCGTGAGCGTCGTCGTCTTGCCGTCGTGCTTGTACCCGGTTTGGCAACCGCATGCAGCGGCCATGGTGATTATCGTCAGTATCTTCTTCATGTCGTCCCCTAGGCTACGCCAGCGCGGCGCATTGCTTCTTTGATCCTGTCCACTGCCATATCCTTGCGGCCGTCGGCCTCGTCCGCGATGACGTCGTAGACGGCCCGTATCTCAACCGACAACTCATCGCACAGCCTCAGCGCCTTCGTGTACTCCGCGCGAGAAAGCAGCCCCCTTTTGAGCCGTGCTCTTGCCTTGTCCGTCCATACCCTCACTATCAGCATCCCAACTCCAGGCGGCCATGACGGCCGCGAAAATCACCACCGCGTAGACCATCGTCAGGGCGACGATGGTCCAGCACGGCAGCTCAGTTTCTTTTTTCGACTCCAGGGTCACTATCTCGCCTTCCGCCTACGCTTCGCCGCCCCATGGGTGGCACGCCTACGCTTCGCCTCGATGTGCCCTACTTCGATCTCGCAAGTCCTGCGGTCGTGACCTTCCTCTCCACATAGCCCGCAGCGGCCCGGTGGACGGGCGGCTGCAGCGCAGGTCCGGCACCGTGGGTACCTCGAGCCTTTGGTTTTCTTGGGGTTTCCGCATGTGATGCAATCCATGCAGTATACTATTCGCGCATATTTCGGCTGTCAACTATTTGTTGACTCTATCAACGCCTTCTGCTCGTCGGTCAACTCAAGGCTGCGCGCGTGACGGTCTTTGGCGATTTGGGTTTGGAGGGCGGTGATCTCCTCGTCCCGGACTTTGAGTTTGATTTCCAGTGTAGCTATAATGGATTTCGACCCACGGATATACCCTGAGCAGTAGGCTGCTACGCTCCTAGCGGAAGCTCTACGTGCAGCAATCTCCTCGTCCTTGGCTTCTAGTTCTGTGATGGCCTTTTCCGCGCCATTCATCAGAACGGTGACCTCGTTTTCGCATCCAGGGTATAGGTGTCCGCCGCGTTCTAGATGTACTGTGTACGTTTCCTTTACGGCACGTGCGGCTTGCTTGAACGCCTCGCGCCACTCTTTGTCTTCGCTCATCTGTTATTCCTGTCTAAAGACCCACAAGTGCACCCCTTCGGGTAACAATCGCAGTGCCTGCTTTCTGTCGTCACTCTTGTGACTTTCCTTTTCTCCCTGGCGCCCGCAAGCTCCGATCGCAGAGCCTTCGCTAGGGCCGCCACCTGCGACGCGTTCAGAGTCAAATGCATGGCATCTCGCAGGCTGCCATTTTCTGATCGCAGCCGTTCGATCTCCTCGTCCCGGTCTTCGAGTTCGGCGAGGGCCTCGTGTAGTAAAACACGTTCTGGTGTAGGACTGAGATTCAAGTACTTCAAAGCTTTCTCGCGCCATGTCTTCTTCTTGGTCATATCTATCTTCTCGCCCTTCTCCGTCACACGGATATACCTGAACCCGGTATACTCTATCAGCCCTTCCTCAAAGGCCTCCCTGATGGCCGCTGCTGCGAACACCTTGGGTGGATCCCCGCGGTCGGAGGGCAGTGCCGCCGCGAACCGCAGGTCGGTCAATAGGCCGTTGTACGTCGCTACGGAGACACGGTTTGCCCTTCTCACCGCCGCGACTACGTCTTCAAGCGTGATATCTGGCCGCCGTTCCTCGTCACTCATTCGTCATCCTCCAAAATCGACCCTACCCGGGCCGTCAGGATTGCGCCCTGACCTCAATCGTTGCGATCTGAGCCGCCCGCGTGTCAAACCGATGCCAGTGCATCCATCCTCACGCCTGGCGTCTCAGAATCGCTCCTATCCGATCCGGCCACCCTCGACTGGGAGTGCCGCCGTAGCAGCAGCACACTCGCGCCCGCACGGCGCGCAGCACGGGTCGTCAGGATACAGCCCGCCGCACTCCCTGATGCCCTTCGTGGGCGCTGGCCTACCGCACTCGCAATGGCCAGTCGGGCCACCGCAAGCGCATGCCCGGACGTACCGCGGCCCGTCAGACGCCCAGACGACACCGTAACCCACCATGAGGCGCCACCATCGCACGCCGGACCGATCAATAATGACTGTTGGCATATGACCTCCTGATATTCATATTGGACCGCCAGCGCGTTAGTGTCAACTATTTGTTGACGACGCTAGTCGTCCGGAGCGGATTCGCAGAAATCCACTTCAGTCATTTCTCAAACCTCCAAATAGCCCTCGCGGACCGTCAAAATTGTGCCCCTGGCCGCGATCGTTGTGATATGAGCCACGCCAGCGCCAAACCGATGTCAGTACATCGGCCACGGTTCAGTGTGGCCCAGAATCGCTCCTAGGGGGTTTTGGCTTTCTTGATCGCAGTGTCAATCCTATCGACAGCCACTGCGAGCTCGTCCCTCACCCTCTCGATATCTACCTCATCAGCGGTGGCACTGACGCACACCTGCTCCAGCCTCTTGATCCCGCCACCAAAGTCGTTACACATCATGGATATTTCAACCACGAATCTTTCCGTGCCAACGACGTCGTCGATCTCGAAGAATACCATCGTCTTCGCCGACGCCCTTCGCTGCATCCCGAGGTCCGACACCCTGAGGGCCGCAAGAAATCGCTCCCAGGCCAATGAGAAAGTCGCGCTGACTAGCATCGAATCCATCTGTCCGTCATGCATCTGAAGCTCCTTTGATTGTTGTTGCCCAGTATTTAGCCCTGATCCGTCTTTTCTGGCTTACGGACGATAGGATGCGTCGGCGGGTCTAACCATGACTCGTCGCAACCCACCAGGCCGCTGTCTCCGAAGTGGTCTCGGATGCGCTCCCAAAGCTCCTCGTGCACATAGCCACCCTTGAACAGGCTATTACGGACAGAGACACACAGTTCGCAGGTGCGGACATGACACCAGCCATCAAAGTCGCCGCCCACGTAGGTTGCGCGCTCGTGCCGGACGCTTTTCGGGATGACCCTATGACACTCGCAGCACCGGTACTCCTTCCGACCACGAAGCTTCCGGGTCTCGACGTGGGTTTCTCCGTGACTGTCGTAGTCGACGACAATGCATTCCCCTAGCATTCTAGGCCCCCTTTCTTGTCCGTGCTCCCAAATCCGCCTTCGCCGCGCTCCGTCTCCGACAGCTCGTCGGTGAGTACCAACTCGGGCGTCTCGACCGGCGCGAACACGATCTGGGCGATGCGGTCGCCTGGTCTGATCGGAGACCACGCAGAATCCACATTGTGGCTAATTAGCAACACCTGCACCTCACCCCTGTAATCCGGATCGATCGTGCCAGGTGCGTTGAGTACCGTTACACCGTGCTCCAGCGCCAGCCCGCTGCGAGGTCGAATCTGCATTTCGTAGCCTCTCGGAATCTCAACAGCGAAGCCCAGCGGTATGAGTGCTTGGCCTTGACCGTACAGATCGAACGGCCCATCGATCGCCGCGCACACGTCGTACCCAACCGCTTCCGGGGTAGCCCTGGCCGGGAGTGGGATGGACTTGCCAAGCTCCGGGTGGATGGGCTTGATTTTGACCTGGGTAAGCCGCTGTTTTGGTACGAAGGAGAGCTCACCAAGATTGTGGCTGGCTATTTCCTCTTCTGACCACTCGATCCCGAAATCGGTCATTCGGCTAACCTTCCGCGTCAGGCCATCTCGCTGACTGCGCTCCACGACCGGCTCCGGAGTGGTACCGTAGACAGGCGATGTTCTGCGTGACGATGCCTTCTTCGCATCCTTGACTCGCTCAGCCGCCGCAAGCACATTGTCGGCGTCGAGTTCAACTCCCTTCGAAAACAGGACGTGGCCATCTCCGGCAAACTCGGCCGGCGCCACAATCCCCGTCTCAGTCGTCTCGGTGGCTACAGGCTTTTCGATGGTGATGCCAAGGACCCCGGCCGCGTACTCATTCAGCTCTCGCTGTGCCTCGACACGCTTGACCTTGTCCTGTCTCCACTCACGATCAATCTCAGCAACCAACAATGCGGCGGCGATCACCAACTGACGACGACCGTCCTCGGTGGAGTGTACGAGGCTCCACATATCCGGATCGTGAATCTTGCACGTCACCATCTCGTCCGTACGGGCTACGGCCAACTGGGCTGCAGCAACCGCAAGCTCGCCGTTCGTATGCTCGTCGTCGTGCTCGTCGCCCCACTTCATTCGTTGTTTTCCCCTCTCGGCGGCAATCTCGCCAAGCGCGCCGCCGTCCTTCCCTGACTCCTCGCGCACCTCATCTAGCTCCTCCTCAAGCTCCTTGCACCGGCGTTCCAGGGTCCGTGCTGCGACCCTCCACTCACCGCACTCCTCGCTGACCTCGGCAAACCTGGCCTTCGCGCGTTCCAGATCGCACATCAGGCTGTAACGGCTGTGATCATCATCTGAGTTCGTCATGTCATTCCCCTTTCAGATCGTCGAAGGTGGCGGCGAAGAAAGTTGTACCTTCAGGGCGTGTTATGTCCATCCTTCCGCGGAACTGCATGGTCAGACATACATCGCTAAACGCATCGTACGGGCAGCCTGGAAGGTCCTCCAGTAGACGCATGTAGATACGGCCTTCCTCTGACACTCTGAACAACTCTCCGGGCTCGGGCACCCACGGGGCGGGTTCGTATTCAGCCATCTCGATCAGGCGCTTGCCGAGGGCGAGGGCGTCGGCCTTGCTGAGGCGATCCCATTGGTTAGATACCGATATCTCGACCCCCCCACTATCCGTCAGATAAGCAGTAGTTGCACCGCTGCCGACTGCGATTTTTTCGGGTTTTTCACTTTTCTTCGTCATGTGTTCCCTCGATAATCTGGTGTGTTTCTTTTTGCAACGGATATAGTATCGTGACCGCCACCGATCCACCAGTCTCTTTTTCCTCAAAAACGCCGAGGTGCTTCCCTAGGAGCTCGAGCGCTTTATTGCCAGCGTGGAGGTCTCGCACCAATTCTTGCCCTACCTTCTGCGTTCCGTCCTCGTTTAGGATTGGCTCCCCCTCTACTCCCACCAGGCCAACGTTGACGGCCATCTGTCCCGTGGCGCGGAGATAGTTATCCCTCAGTCCGTCCAGGACAAACCCAGCCGTGATACCAGCCGTCTCAGCCCCCCTGTGCATCAGGTAGTCCATACGGGCCCTAACATTGTCCTTCCGGGTAATTTTGGCTGCATTGGCTGCATTGGCCTTGTAGCCGGCAGCACCGTGAGCAGCCAGCATAGTCATTCCACTCACGCGATTTTGCACGAACAATTCGTGCTTCGCGTTCTTCAGGGGCTTGGATGGGTCCGACATTAATGTTGGTCCTTGCGTGGGATGCTCGTCAGGTGCCACGCACTACACCATGGACACTGGTATGGGTAGAGCTTTGTCCTACCGTTGGTGACTGCCTTGATTCGCGAAGCCTCGCTCTCGGCTTCGAGCTCGGCCAAGAACCGTCGTTTTATCCTGCGCCCGCACTTCGGGTCGGCCTCGCATCTCGCTACGTTCATTTTCTGCACCTTTCTGGCCCGCCCTGATGTGGCTCCCCGCACCACGCGCATGCCGTCCGCATGATTTGGATCACAGCCTCCATTTCCGACTCAGCCTCAGTCCACCCAAGGCTAGCTTGGATGATGGCTGCCCGCTCCTCGAAGTGGTCTCGCGCGTCCTGGCTTGACCACCCGAGGGCTGTGGTTCGCGGGCTAGGCATTTGGCTTCCTGGTGACAATCCCGAGATCAGTCGCTGCCTCAGCGAGCTCTTCCCTACTCATATTCAACACATCAATCAAACTACCCGCTGCCGCTGTGCTGATCACCGCTGCCTCCGCCGAGGTCCTGCTAGTGGTGATAGCACCAGCCATGATGAGCGCCGCGAACAGCTCCCTCTTGGTGAGTGGGTAGATCGTCCCGTGGTCGACCAGCGGGCTGTCCGGGTAGCATGGTGCACTTTTCTTCGTCGTCATCCCTGATCCTGTTGAATTCTTGATATAAGCCCATCTGGGCCGCCCCTGTCGTCAACGCATATGCTCGCCTAGGTTTCCGGGCTGCGCCGACGAGAGGGGCCTCATATCGCTTCCTGTGGCCAATATCAGCCATCCGGATGGCGTATTTCAGACCGAGCCGTCCCTGTCTCGGTACTCGCGGTATTTCTTGTCCCTGTGGCGCTTGTCCGGCAGCCGCTGGTGGGATGCCTTGCACTCGGCGCAGCAGTACAACGCCGGGACACCGCTCTTCTTCCGGTGCTTCCGGCGCCAAAGCCGCAGCGCGTGGAGGTTCGCACGCCAGCCGCAGTGTTCGCACCTGAGCGACAGCCGCTCGAGGACGTGGCCATCGTCCGACACGGTCCAGAGCTCGGCTATGTCTGTGGCGTGGTCCATCGGGTCACCCGGCGACGTGGCCATGCGCTGGATGTCGTACACGCCACGGCCACTCGTGCCTACCACCAGCACCGGGTCACGGAGCATCCCACGGAGATCGTATGAACCTGCTGTCGCCTCGTAGTAACGGACCGTCGGAAAAATCGTCGTACCTTTTTTTGGCATATCAGTCTCTCTTGTCACACCTAGCCCTGCAAAACAGGGGTAAGCCATTGATGATTGGGCACAGAACTACCCCGAGCTCTCCACCCTCCACTTGGCAGTCCACTGTCGCGTCCTCCAGGCTGTAGGTGGATGGTACGTCGTACCACTGGATTAGCTGCGGGCCTGGCGGCGGACCGCGGTACCAGGTCAAGGCACTGATGGCTGCCGACGATGCTAGTGCAAAGATCAGCGCTGCGGCGGCGACAGCCATCGAGGCCTGGATGATTCTCTCGGCTCTCATTCCTCACCTACCTCGATGTCCGGGCTCACCGGGACGAGAGTGATGCGCCGCTTCCCGGCGTGGACGTAGTGCACCCGCAGATCGACGCCAGCGATGTTGATCAGTCCGCCGATTTTAAACGTCAACCTTCCTGCCGTCTCGCTTGGCTGCCGCTGGCTTTTTTGATTTTGGCCGTCCGCGTCCTCTGCCTGGGTTTTGGGCTGCGATTTCGTCACGGATTTCTCTCCTTGTTTTTTCCTTATGCGGGTCTCTCTCGAAATGCTCGAGGATGCGGCGCTCGGCGATGATTGACGCCATCACAAGCACCGCCTTGAGCTCCCTCGGGCACACGTCACTGCATGGGCTACGACCGCGGTCGGACTGCTCCCTGCTGACAATCGTGTAGGCCTCCTGAGCCAAATCTTCGCGGTCCATATACCTCATGCACTACGCCTTTCTCTTGCGCGTCATGGGCGACCAGTCCCCAGCCGGGATGTCATACCTGACCTCGAGTGCTATGGCCTGGTCTAGGGTGGGGCGCCGTACGCCGCGCAGTATGTGGTCTAGGCTCTGGCGGCACGGGAAACCGAGCTCACGCGCCTCCGTTGCCTTGACAGTTTCCGGGCGAGACGCGAACCATTTCTTCAGGAGCCGGAGCCCCCTCGAACTTTTCATTTTTCATTCTCCTCGCCTCGACCTATTTTCAATGTAGCCCGGACGGATTTTACTGTCAACTATTTGTTGACACCGTCGTCCGGCTGGCGCAAAATAACCATCAGACGGCCGAGCAATCCAGCGCGGCCAACGGGCTGTGCAACACAGACCACAACACAAAGCACTGGCTACCCGCGGGCAGCCCCCGCGCTCGCGGGTAGAACCAGGGCAGGAGAGACCATGAAGTGCGAATTCGCAGACGCAACCGCAACCGGCGACTGGGTACCCTCGGAAGGTGAAGGGTTCCTATGGCTGGGCGCCAAGTACATGCGCATCAGGGTGTGTGCTACGCTGGCTGGGCGCCTTGCTAGCAGCGAGTGGCCGGTGCTCAACGAGGAAGGAATAGTGCAGATACTCAGTGACGAGCATGCGGGGTTCGTACCCTGCAAGATCAAATTCACGTCGGACTAAAGGAGACGTCATGAAGTGGGAGAACATACCGAACAAGCCGAGAGAAAATTGGGTGCCAGCCTTCCTTGAGGGCTTCAAGAGGGATGGCGACGACTCCGTGTACGTTAGGGTAGGCCTAAGCGCTACAGTTGGCCGGGTGCTTGAGGAGGCGGCAGATACCATCGGCTTCCTGGCCTTGAGGGACGACGGTTTCGTTGTATGGCTGAACGAATGCCCGCGTAACTTCCAACCACAGCGAGCCCGGTTCACCTCGGACTAAAATCCACTCGCGCGATTTCTGGCACGACGCCTGCAATGTATATCTGCATGACGACGACACAGACACTCACCGCCGAGCAAATCAAAAAGGCAGCAGCCAACCTCGCAGCCCCGGGCAGCCGCAAGGCCCTCGTGCACGACCTCTGGCAGGTGGCCGCGCCCCTGGACATGGACCTCGATACATTCAAGAGCTGGCTCATCGAGCAACACGAGGCCGGCACGCTCGAGCTGAGCCGGTGGGACCTCCGCGGGACCGACCCTGTGGTGCAGGCGAGTGAGATTGTTTACCGCGGCCTGGCAATTTTCCATCAGGTCAGCCGCTAGGAGCGCGAAAATTTGGATTGGGAGGCTGCCGATGCACAGCGACAGTACCACTGCCGCAACATGGTGCGCGAGAGGTGCGCCGATGTGCGACGACGGAGACTGTGACAACGGCGTCATAGCCCAACACGTTGATTTCATTGAGTGCGAGGTTTCGCTATGACATCGATGTCGCGGTCTAAGCACCTGGAATCACGTAAGAGCTATGACATCGATGTCATAACTGACGATGCACGCGATGTTAAGCACCTGCTTTCACGTGCGCAGCAATTTGGCACGCGGCGTGCAATGTATATCTGCATGACGACGCAAACAAGCACGGAGACCGAAATGAAGATTACTGCCAAAATCAAAACCGCGAAGTACCCCTCCCCAGAGTATTGGGATAACAAAGATCTGCGTTACTGTCTCCCAGCCCTAGGATCGTACGGCTGCCCCAGTAATCCGCGCGGCGCGCAAATCGATCCATCCATCAAGGCGGCGTGGCTGCGACAGTTGGCTCTCGATCTCGCTGGACGCTAGACACACAGGAGACCACAATGACACACGAAATCGCCATCATCCGCACCACGACGACCCTGAACCTCCGCATCGACAGTTGGTGCCGCCAGTACAGCGCTGACCAGGACGGCGCCGAAGACTGCCTGCAGGACATCGAATCGGCCGACGACCACGACAGCTGGACAGCCGAGGACGAGGGTCATGACAGCTGCCTCGAGGCCGACTGGGCCGACCTGGCGGAAAAGCACGGAGAGACCACGCTACAAGCCGGCAGCGACCTCACCCTGGGCGCCCAAGGCTACACCGCTGGCGCCACGCTGGCCGAGCTCTCGACCCTCGCCGGACGCTAGGCCGCAGGGCCTGGGGAACCCCGGTCAGAGCCGGGGTTGCCTAGGCACTACAGCCAGGAGAACACAGTGACGCACGAAATCCAAATCATCATCGACAACGCCGGCGGCATCAATCTGCGAATCGACGACTGGTACAGTTATTACGGCCGGCGCGGCGCCACTGCGTGCGTCTCAGACATCATCGAGGTTCATGGTATGTGCCTAGACGCGGCCTGGGGTGACTGGATCGACGGAAACGACAATGTACTAGAGGGCTATTGGGAAACACTGGAGGGTCATTGCGATAGCGTGGTTATCCATACCAGCGCCGATCTGGCCGAGGGCGTTGGGGGCCGTGCCGGCGAGGCGTTGCGTCAGGCACTCAAAGAGCGCTCCGTGACGTTCTGAGCGGCGCTACTAGAAATCTGATATACTCATGCCCGATTCGCTCACGGAGCGCTGAGGATCGAGCTATCGGCCCCACAGGCCCAATATCAGCGCTCCCGATACTAGGTTTGGAGACTGCGATGGTTCAATCCTACAAGGTTTCGCTGCACGGCCGCGGCTGGAGTAGCACCCACCACACCACGGCATCCACCGAACAGGAGGCCGTCGACAAGGTGCTGATAGATATGTACGGCCTGAGCGCCATGGCTGTCTACACAGGAGGGGAGAGCTGGGGCCCCTACGAGGAGATCCGCATAGTCGGGCAGGCCACTGGCCGCACGATGCGCCTGAGCCGCGAGCGGATCATGCTTGGAGTCGAGCGCGACGGCGGCCCGGAACAGCTACGCAAATAGTTGCGAGGTATGGCGAACGTGTCGCAGTAATAATCGGAGCTTACGGCCGACCGCGACTCTCGTGTCATGATCTGGGATTCCGGCGCCCGTGAGTGCCTGGTCTCAGGCGGCTGGTATCTGGCACGCAGCGTGCAATCAATACAATCACACGCCGACACGGAGGGAACGATGCACGTACTTTACGATTTACTCTATGCCCGCATGTCAGACGATATCGCAGAGTCGACCGGCCTGATGGTCGACGAGAGCCTCACCTGGGCCGAGATCGCTGACCTACACATCGAGGTGGTATCATGACGAATTCACCTAAGTATCAGAAGTGGACGAAGATTCTGTTCGTCATTAGTGGGACCGCTGTCGTGATCGCTGGCGTGACAATGTTTTGCAACTGGCGTGCGTCGACCAACGAGACATACTACATCGTCAAGTCGCTCGACCCGTCCAACCCAGGGTACTACCGCGTCTATCCTGGCCAGCTCCGCAAGATCTACTCACCCCCTCCCCGTGCCGATGGGATGGCACTCTAACTCACACCACACACCAACAGGAAGTATCATGACCAATTCAGTAGCAGAGGACATCGCGAAATGCGCAGCGGCCACGGCTATTGCGTGGGCGATTGAGAGCCTATGTGAACCCATCTCCGACGAGAGTTTGCGGTTCGAGTTCGAGCTCACCGACCTCCCTCCAGTGGTGTACGACACCTATGCCGAGGCAGTTCGTGATGGGCTTGAAGACGTGCAATGTGATGGCACGGGGTGGTATAGCGACCACAGTTACGACTATCGCCCTTGCCTTTTTTGTGGAGACCAAAATGCAGAAATGTAAAAAATGCGGGGAGTTGGTGATCATCGCCACGCGCGACGGCGGCAGCCCGGCTCCGTTCAACAGGATCCCGGACGAATCCGGGAATGTCATGATCACCTTCGACCACCATGGTGAGGGCGCCCACAGGGCAGCCATACTATCTCTACGCCAGGCCGACGAGGTACGTACAAAGCCAT